AGCACGGCGATAAGCGGTTCGTTCGGCTTTCCGTTTAGATCGATCGTCCCGTCGACGTCGACGATAATCACGCTCACGGGTTCGGTTGGGTGTGGAGGATATCGTACGCGCGGGAGGCTCCCTGCGAAACTACGTAAAGTTTATCCTCGTTGTAAATCGTGATTTCTGCGATCGCTCCGGCTGCAATTCGATATCCGGTCGAAGTCGTGACTCCGGCTTCCCCGATAAAGAGAGGATCTCCCGAATGATTGTTAAACGAGAGGAGGCATACCTCCGCTCGACAATCGAACGCAAGAGACGCGGTTCCGGTAGCAGTTCCGGAGGCGACGGAAATCGACATTCGTTACGCGTTCGGTTCGGTAACCGTAACCGGAACCGCTCCCGTATGCTTCACGTCGAGACCGATAATCTTCGCAGCGTCCGCCGGGTCGTAACCCGCACGAACGAGGATTCCGAGGATATCGGCTTTTTGCCGAGCTGCGGCGAGGCTTGCGTCGGCTTCGTTAAGCGGTTGACGGTATGCGTCGGCGGCTTCGTCGTCGATCGGAGAAAGATCTTCGCTCCGTCGAATTTCTGAAACGCTCAACCAACCGGAAGCGAGACCCTTCGCGTATGCGTTGTATCGAGCCTCGGTCGAGCCGCGTAGGAGGGAATCCATATTCAACTTTACGAATGCCTCGGGGAGCGGGATTAGGGTCGAGAGTGCTCGCTCGATTAGCTCCGCCAATGGCCGCAGCGTAAAGCGGACGAAGTCTTCGGAGAGCTGCTCGACCGATCCATACGACATAGCACCCGGCGTCGTAACCGCGAGGAGTGCGGGAGGTACGCGGTAGATTCGGGCGATCTCGTTAACGGTGAACTCTCGCGAGCCGAGGAGCTGCGCGTCTTCGGGACGGAACGAGAGAGCTTTAAACGTCGCGCCGACGAGGACTCCCGGAGTGTGCATATTCGCTCCGGTATGATGCCGAATCCAACCCTCTTTAATCGCTTTTACTTGGTCGGGAGTCAACGAAGAATCGGCGACTTCAATTACGCCGGTCGGAGTGCTACCCGTTGCGAAGAAGCGTTGCGCGTACTCCTCGACGGTAAGCCCGAGGGCGAACGTATTCCGCAGCGCGTCAAGCGGGGAGAGTCCGTAGTCTGCACCCGGAAGACGGATTAGCGGGATATGCAAAATCGATTCCGGGCCGAATACGGTTCCTTCGACTTGGTCGGAGTTACGGACGATATATTGCAGCTTCCCATTCGTACGAGTAATCGTGACCGACTCGGGGTGCAACACTTTTACCAATAGCGGTTCGAGCGTCTCGGGGTCACGTGGGGCGTATACGTATGCGTTCCCCGAAAGCATTAACGAGGTCACGATTTCCGAGATGACCGATTGAATTCCGTACGAGACTTCGTTCGGTACGGGTTGCGTAATCCAATTCGGCTTGACGCCGCCCGGACGATAGGGTCGACGTTGACCGTTATCCCTGCGATACGCATCGAGGGGCATCGTTGACGTTAGGTCGGCGAGGATACGGACGCACGCCCACGCCGTCGAGAGTCCGAGGACGGACTTCGGGTCGACGCGTTGAATCGTCAACGAAGGGACGCGGTCGAATGATTGCGGGAGAAGACCGAGCCCGTTTAGGTTTCGATCTTCCGAGCTTCCCGAAAGAATGCGACGAATAACGCTCACTTCTTACCCCTTGCATATCCGATTGCGATTAAGGAGACGCCCGCGAGTCCAATAATAATCGCCGGGTGCAGAATCCACGCGGCGACGAGAAGAAGGGCGATCCCTGCGAGTTCGATAACGTTCGAAATCATAGACTAAAAAACCCCACGCTACGAGCCGGCTTCGCGGCTTCCGTTGCATAATACCTCGCCCGGTCGAGAGCCATACATAGGGCGACCGCGCAGTCAATTTTACGGGGAGACGATCTCCCTTCTTTTGTAAGTCGAGGCCCGAATCGGTCGATCTTAATTCGAGCGTTGTCGACGTGACGAGCGAGAGCTGCGGCGAGCACGGGCTCCCCGCCCCACGTCAACGTTCCCTGCGTGATCGATTCGAACGCTCCTTGCGTGCAGTTCACCATTCGGGAGGCGGATTGCGGGTACTCGGTAACGTTCATTCCCTCCTTCGCGAAGCGTTCGAGGGAGCGTTGCCAACGAAACGGGTCGGCGCATAGTTCGACGATCTCGTATTTCGAACGGAGCGCGAGGACGGCTTCCTCGACGTCGCCGATATCGACGCGCCAATGCGGATCGTCGAGCGGACGTTCGAAGACGAGGAGCGGTTCGATATACCCGTCGAGCGTTGACGCGACGAGGACGCTCGCGTCTCCGTCGAAGCTTCCGTCCCACGCCGCGACGATCTTCTCGCCCGGTTGAAGTCGTCGATCCGTTCGGCACTTATCGAAGACGCCCGCAGGGAGCCACGCCGCCGCCCCTGCGGTAATCCAACGGTTAAGACGCTTCGTCTCGAACGCGTCGCGCGGGAGTGACTTAACCGCTGAACTAAAATCGTCGGGGTCGAGAAAGTCGCCGTATGCGGGGTTCGCCGCTTGCCACGCTTCGGGCGAATCCCATTCGAGCGAATCGTCCGCGTGGAAGTATCGGAAGTAAAAAGACTCGTCCTCGATCTCGCCCGACGCGAGCCGTTGCCCATATTGAAAGAGTCGATAGCAGATTGAATCTTGACCCTTCGCGTCCGTTTTCGAACCCGCGGTCGAGATCGCGAGGACGAGCGGATTCTTCCGCGTACCGGAGCCGAGGTTTACCGTCGCCCATAGTCGGTCGTTCGGTTGCGTATGGAGCTCGTCGAAGATGAGCGCGGAAAAGTCGTAACCTTCCGCAGCGTCGGAGTCGGACGAGAGCACGCGGAGGACGGAGCCCGTCTCGGGATATTCGATCACGTCTCGGAGGACGCGAAGCTTCGACGAGAGCACCGGGTCGAGTTCAACCATACGCGCGCACTCACGAAAGACGATTCGGGCTTGGGCTCGATCCGAGGCCACGACCCCCACGTACGCACCGATCTCGGTAAAGAGTGAATAGAGCGCGATCCCCGAAGCGAGAAGCGACTTCCCATTCTTCCTCGGAAGGAGGAGAAGCCCGCGCCGCTTGCGCCGTCGACCGTCTTCTTTAATCTCGAAGAGTTCGTCGAGGATCTCTTTTTGCCACGGTCGGAGTTTAATTAACTTACCCGCACCGTCTCCCTTCGAGAGTCGGCAAAACGTCTCGATAAATTCCGCGACGAGATGCCCCTCGGACTTACGCGCGGCGCGCGGCTTTAATGATCGCTTCGAGCTTCGCGGTTGCGGAGTTCGCTCCGTCATCGATTACGCCTCGCAGTCCCGAACGAGCCGCCGGGGTTAGCCCCAACTCTCGCGCGTATTTCTTCACACTCTCCGCATTATCGCGGACGATTTGGTGCAGCGGGTTTTTAACGAACTCTCCCGCTCGCCCTTTCAAGAGAGGCCCCGTCTTCGCGAGCATCGTCTCGGCTTCAACATAGCGGACGTAGGCTTCGCAGTAAAGCCGAAGGATATCTTTATCCGCCGAAGTTAAGACTCCGGTCGAACCGAGCGCGTCGATAATTCGCTCCCATACGACGCGAGCTTCGGGTCGAAGATCGCTCGGAGGGGTCATCGATCCGCCCGCGGGAATCGGCTCCGCGTAATTAATCACGCTCGGACGCGTCTCCCCGGAGAGAAGCTTTAACCTCGTCGGCTTCGGTTGTGGCCCTCGGCTACCCACGAGGAGCGAACTCCTCGCCGCAGCTCGGGCAAGTTACCTTCCGCTCCGGCTTGGGCGTAGGGTTTACGATCGCGTCGAGGACGCCCGCTTCGGTTGCGACGGACGCAAGGAGTTGCATAACTGCGGCTTCGCCCGAGGTCACGTCTTCGAGGAGTTCACGGAGGCGAGCCGAGTCCGCATAGGCGAGATCTCCGACCGGGTCATACGTCGCGAGGACGAGCCGCTCCTCGTCTTCCGTAAGTTCGACGTACGAGACGGGGATCGCTTTCTCGTCTCGGGAGAGAGCGAGCTCGACGCGAAGATGACCGTCGACGAGGTGACCCGTCGTCCGGTTAACGATCACGGGTGCGACGAACCCGACTTCGTCGAGGAGCGCGAGGAGCGCGTCCCGTTGTCGGATAGGGTGACCGCGGAAATTACCGGGGTTCGCGAGGAGCTGCTCGGGATCTTCGGCCCCGATTCCGACGATCCGATTCCGTAGCGGTTTATGCATTCGCCGAGTGTAGCCGTTCGAGCTCCGCACCGAATC